ATTTCCCCAGGGATGTGCAGAAATTTCACTCCGCTTATAAAAGACTAGACCCTCACCACCAGAAAATTATCTTTCTGGACTTCAGGATAGCCAATGTTCCGCATGGCGAAAAATTCAAGGCTTTAGGTTTAAAAAAAGATACTTATTACAGGCGCAGAAGAGAAGCTTTAGATACCATTGTAAGAGAAATGGCTTTATCAAGATAATTACCTGAAAGGCAAAATTTCCGCAGTTTTATAATCCCGCAATATCAATTGATATTGAACTTCTAATGTTTTAGTTCGTTCTCTTAATTCACTGAGCTCTTCGTTTAATAAATCAATTAGAATTACCTGATCTTTTATTATTTCTTCTGCTTCTTCTATTGTGTTCATCAATCCTCCCCAAAGCGTCTTCGGCAAACCATTTAATCTTTTCCAGGTTATACCGAATATTCTCTACTGAATCGTCAGAAACTCCTTTTTCGTCCCATCTGTACGCAGCTTTAAAAATATTGCCGCGAGTGTAGCACATATCTTTTTTAACAATAATGTCTTGCACCCCCTTACAATCAGGCGGCAAGTCGTAATAAGGCCCGTCATGGCTCATAAATACTTAGCAATAAGATAGTCTAACGATACTTTCATTATATCGTATTGACCGTCTTTCACTTCGTTTTTTACAACAACCCCTCTCCAATGTTGATTACCGTATGGCCCTTTATATTTTTCGTAATGACTGTAAAACGCGCCAGCCACTAAGCCATGCCTTCGTTTGCCATCAGCAAATTCCAATTCACCGTATTTAAAACTCTGTGCGTGTCCTTGAGTGAACGATGAGCCGATGTTTTTAATTCTGGTTTCAATCATTCCCCCATACGTTCTGCCTGACATGGGGTTAGCGAAAAAATGACAATATAAAATACCATCTATTTCTACGGGCCTTAAAAACTCATATACCTGAAACCCGTAACTGTCTAATTGAAGCCAACTGTAATCTATGACACCTTCTAAATGTGGGTGCCTTTCCCAGATTCTTTCTAAATGGACTTCATGGTTGCCCATAAGAAAGTGTTTTTCTGGGTTATATTGTTTTTTCTTCCATCCGGCAACTTTTTGGTTTCTTTTATTAACAGCCTTCCAGAGTTTTACCATTGCCCGTTTACCGGCGGCTACGTCATCTATTACCCGTAATCCTTCCTGCTCTCTGGGAGAGTTGTGATCGCTTGTAGATGGCATGTCCCACCAATCCCCAGCGACTATTATTTTTTCGAACCTTTTTTCCTCAATATAGTTGCCTAACGCCTCTATATGATCGGTATTAACCCCCTCCCTGACTTGCGTATCTGGTATCCACAGGTGTCTCAAAATTCATTTCCTCTAACGCCATACTTGGCAGGACTCTTAGGCAGCGGCTAATGCCAACAGCAAACCCTACTTGCTGTCCTCTTTGGTATCCATAGAGAAACGCCGTTTCCGCAAGTAATACAAAGACCGTAACCGCGATTGCCGACCTCCATGCGATTCCCCAAGATTTCTGCACCGTTTTTGCACCCTACGTTTCATTAAAAAGATTAATCCGCTGTTTATATTTTGCTATACATTCCTGATAGGCTAATGAGTTATCGCTCATAACTTCACGCATCTGATCCAGACTGGCCCAGATTTCTTCATTGACAGGAATGATCTCATCGCAAACAGGATGAGGAATATTAATGGGCGTTGTGCAGCAACCACTAACGAAGGTGGTCAGGAATACGATTGTTATCAAGGGCAGTACGCGCCTCTTCTGCCCGTCTGGAAAACTGTTGGTCAATTTCAGTATCGACATCATCTACATCTTCCCGAAACTCTATTGATTTTTTCGCTGCTTTAATTTCTTCTTTTAAATGCCTGTTACGCTTTATTAATACCCTGATAACGCCCACCAAAACAGCAAGCAACGCAATTCCATAACCGTATAATTTATTCAGCACGAAACCACCCCGCAAGAGAAGAAACAAAAGTAACCAAAGCAGCTTCCGTGGCAGGTGGGAATTTTGCGTATATTTCAGGAAAGATAGCGGCAAATATGCCTATTAATACTGTGGTAAATGCGCCCCAATTAATAACTGCTTGTACTTTTTTAGTGGGTTTAACATCCTGGTAATTCACAGCGAGCTAACGATGGCTCCCAGCACAAAACAAATAAACCCATAAGTAAACACAAAATTTCTAGGCTGCTCTTTAAGCCATATAAATAAATCGCTCATTAAAATTCCATCCCGTAATCATTAGCAAACATCGAAAAATGATTCCCATCCCTAATATCCCAATTACAGGCATCGTTTAGATTTTTCCAGTATTCCCCTGCAAAAAGATAGTGATTTGAATCAGTAAGGTACTTACCATCTTTAAATAAATTCAAATCGATTGCAAGTCTCTTCCTGTGCATACTATTAGGATGACCATACTCAACTCGATTATCTCGGTAAGCATCTCCAAAAGTACATTCGCATCCGTTATTATAAATATGATCTATTAAACGCGGCACTAAACAGGCAAATAACCGTTGTTTGCTACCCAGAGTCATTAAGTTCTTTAGTTTTTTTGAGATGGTATCGAATCGCCACTATGCCTGAAATAATACCAAGAGCCGTTAAAAGCAACTGCAAGACCTCATTTAACTGAGCTATCCATGTGTATCCCGCTAATGCGTTTGCAGACACAGCAAGTGCATCGGCTGATTTTTGTTGAATTTGCATCTTATTCCTAAAAATTGTTAAGGCTCATAATGACTGATTATGTTCCATTGTGTTCCATCACAAAGTAAAACCATGCAATCGTATTGGTCTGCCATCGTTTTTGTAGTCGCGCCGTCTATTGTGTTTGAGCTATAACCAGCAATCACTACGTTGTTAGCAGCAACGGTTTTTTTAATTCTTATTAAGCGGTCTTTAGAATCGAGAACGTCAGGCAGGGTGACAGTAACGCTACCACCACTGGAATCGACAATAATGTTTGTTTTACCCTCTATCGCATAGGCTGAAGTAATAGAAATGGTATCCGGCTCATTTTTAATGCGATCCGAAACAATCTTAACCCTCTCCGGACGCTGCCCGTGTCGTATTATCTGTGCCGATAAAGACTCACTTCTTAGTCTTTTTTGTGCCACTATGGAAGAAGCCCTGGAGGATAAATTGAACTTCCTTCTGGCATATCGAATATTGGACGATTAACACCTGGTATGTTGAATCTCGGTTTAGGCAATAATCCTGCTGGCTCAAACGGTAATTGCTCTAATAATCCTGTTGGTTTAAATGGAGGATTGTATGGCCCAGCAAGCGGATTAGGAAAGTTCATATTTATCGAGTCTTCCCCAATTCTAGGTACTCCCACAGCCCTATTCGCTGCTTCTGCAAATCTTGGTGCGCGTCTATCTATTTGACTCCCCGCAATACGACCAAGCATAAGAGGAATAGTTGAAAGAAGTGCGCCAGGCGCGCCACCTGCCAGACCCCCAGCAAGAGGAATGATCGCAGCTTGCGCCAAACCGATAGAGCTAGAAGTTGCCACGGGGTCAAGCGCAGAAATCACACGCAAAAGTTTATTGATTGCTTTTGGCCCTTGTCCAGATACACCACCAGATGCAGCCCTATCAATAGTATTTTTAAGCTCATCAGGCAAACTATCCCATAATCCGCTTTCTTCAGCGTCTGCCCTTATTTTTGAAAATCTGTTACGTATTTCTACTGGAAACACATTAAAAGGGGTTTTAGCTTTGTTAACAGCCCTTTGTGCTTCAATTACAGCACTATCTATTTTATCTAGCAGACTTGCTCGGTGCAAAGCTCTCCGGCCTTCCACTAGATCATCTGCTAGTTGAGAATAATAGCGTGGATCAGTAGCGTCACTAAATGCATCGGGATGCGCTTTTAAATCCTTATAAAACTTATCTATTAATTGTTTAAAGGCTTGCCCATTAGTATTATTCCAATTTCCTGCGGCCTCCCTCATCTGTTCCAATCGATAAAGCGGTATTGAATTTTCTGCGTTTGTTAGTTCGTCTATATATTTTTTTACATCATTAAAATTGGCTCCATTTTTGCTGAAACCTCTAGTTTGACCCTCAACCAAAGAGGTAGAAGCACCAACGTCTTCCGCGTCCCACTGTCGTTTTAATGCAGGAAGAAATATAGCTTTAACCCCTTCTGGTTTTAGCGATAATTCGGCTTGCCGCCAATTACTTTTAGCCGTTTTCCCGAACATATCTAATTGTTCGGTAGTGTGAAATCCAGCCTCTTCTCTTGCATTGTTCCGTTCTACTTTTTCGGCTTTATATTCAACTTTTTCAATTGTAGGAGTAGTTCTAGCTGCCCGTCTTTCAGCCGCTTTTATAGCTTGGGATATTGTGCTTTGAACTTGTTTGCCGCCAGTCCCCACAGCTATCGCTTCCGGCCCACCCATTGTTACTGTGTCATATAGAGTTGCTAAACCAGGGCTACCAGTTTTTTCAAGAATAACGTCTCCCCAACCTGGAATTATTTTAGGTGTTTCTTCGTCTGTATAGTCTGTATAACCGTATACAGTATCTTCATACGCTTGCAGCATTTTTGGAATAGCAGTTAAATCGGTAGTTTCCTGCCACGGCTTATCTCGTTCTTCCTGCGTCATATCTTCAGGAGCTAACAAACCCCCGATCCAATCAGTAATACCCTCTGCACCCGGCCCTCTAGGTTCGTAAGTATATGCCTCTACGCCCGCAGCAACTTCCGCCGCCCTGTCTCTCGGATTTTCCCAACTAGCAGTTGGTACACCAGTTAAAATATGCAAAGGATTTTCCGGCGCAAATCCATGTTCTCTTTGGTTTGTAAGATAATCCTGCAGATTCATTAGAGGTTCATAAAACGCTCCAGCAGCCGTAGACAACAGATTAGTGCCACCCTGCAACATCAGTTCTCCCATACCCCCCAAATATTGCATAGCCGAGATATCTTGCTCTTGCTCTGGTTGACTATCAGGAAGTTGCGGCATGAAAGGATTGCCCTCTTGGTCAAAAAAGGTAAGTTGAGAGGCATTTGCGCCATTAACCACTGGCTTTTTATCGTCTTCTTCTACGAGAGGATTGCCCTCTTGGTCAAAAAAGGTAAGTTCTTGAGCCATTATGGAGTCCTCTCAAAAAAATCTTGTAATCGGCCTTGTTGCACTAATCTTTCAATAATCTCCTTATAATTGTCTACAGTAAGAACTTCACCATCTATTACGGCTCCCATTACAAGCCCACTATATGACTCACCACCGAGGTTAAAGGTTGTTTGTGGAGCTTGTTGGGGTTGTGGGGTTTGTGCATCAGGTTGCCACGGGTCTACCCATATATGTTTATATGCCCCCTCAAGATCACTTTGTATTTGAGAACCTAATTCCGCCCTATTTTCTAGCCCTTGTGGTATTCGACCAGGTAATGCGCCATGCATTCTAGCTCTTTCAGTGTTATATCTCTTCATAGTCGTAACATTAATATCGGATAAATTTCCGAGTATTCCCCGAAGCGCACCAATTGTCAGGCCAGGGCTTGTAACCGCAGAAGCAAACTGGGCATATTCCCTATCAGCATCAGACAAACCAGCACCAGCACCGAACATGGTAATAATTTCACCAACTAATTGTACTCCGAGCGCATCATATTCTTGGGTTCTTTGAAGGGTTATTTGCGATTTTCTAATTTCGTCAGATATTTCCTTTGCGCGGTTTTTTAATTCTAATGGCACTTCTTGACCAGGGCCGTATTGCCTTAATTCTGACAAAACTTGCTGATATTTATCAGTACCTTCAGATTCAAAATATTTGCTCATTACCCCAGCAGCCCATTTGCGTGTTGTACTCAAGGGGCCAGTTTCCAAATCGCCTGTTTCAGCAATATTGCGCATTTTATTAATAATGGACATTCGCCTTTCGGCCTGTATTGCTTGCTCCTTATAAACATCTAACGAATCTGCCCATGTTTCAGGTACGTTTGCATAGAACATATATGGTTTTGGCCTACCATCTGGGCCTGGTCGAATAGAAAGCATGCCTACTGGTGTCTCTATCTGTCTAGTCTGACCTAAAACGGGACTAATGTGTTGCTGCCTAGCACGTTCATATTCTGTTTCTGCTGATAGATATTCCGCAGATCCAGGTTCATACATATTTTGTGCTTCATCCCATGCTTTTTGTGCTTTACGCATTTGTTCTGCATCATATTGCGAAACGCCACCCCAATGTTCTTGATCGAACCTTTCTTTATCTTGTAAATATGCTAGATTTGCCCACCGATATGCTTGGTTCTGTGACTCTAAACTACCAGGGCCATATCGCATATTTAGTTCTCTTTCTTTTTGTTCACGATCCATCACTTTTTGCATTCCTGCAGCATATTCAGGCGCAAGCGCACTCAAGCCCCCTTTTCTTGCTCGTTGCTCAAGCATTTGTGACCAATCACCCGCAAGACCACCTATTGTATCTGTCACAGGATTCAGTTTTCTTGCCAATCCTTCTCCCATTCCACCAAACCTTTGCAAAGTTCGATTAAACAATGAAGGGCTTAATTCATTTCTGATGTTAAGACCTGATGCCTCAATAGGAACACCAGTAGTTTGGTTTTTGGCAGCATCACTTAATATGGTAGAAGGTATTAGCCCTTGTGGAATATTAGATTGATTGTTTTGTGTGGGTTCGCCACCGAACATTCCTTGACTGGCATCAATGGCTTTGCCAATTAATCCTGGTCTTCCTTGTGCAGGTTGCGAAGTAGACCCGTTGTTTTCATACATGATCGGATTCAATTGTGATAATAATGAATCAACATTGGGTTGTTTTAAAAAATTATTATCAGGATCGACTAAATCACCCAATTCTTTAGACAACATTTCATCCCAAACTTTTGCCATTACGTCATTAATTGCCATTATTTAATTCCTTACGCACTCGTTATCGGATTCGATTCAGATTCAGGGTCTGTCATGGGCACAGTCTGGGTAATAACAGGACTATCAATGAGAGTTCCTTCGTTTGCACCAAAATCAAAACCACCACTACTTCCAAAAATATCAAAAAGCGTTCCCAAAACATCCGTTCCCCTACTCCACGGAGAAGCGACATCTCTGGTTGATTGATCTACTCTTCTCGACATCGTATTGCCAGCAAGTCCGGATAATAATCCAAGACGATTTAGATATTGATCTAAAGGATCAAATCTTGAAGTCATCCCTAATCCACTCATTTGTCGGTCACGTTCTGCTTGGTAGTTTTGTGCAGCAAGCGGTACAGAAGCTCTAGCCAGACTGTCTTCAAAGGCTTGCGCTGCTCCTGACCCACCGACATTCCTGCCGGCCTGACCAAAACGACTCGCAGTTTGCTGGTAAAGTTGATCGCCTAATTGGTTAATCTGGCCCTGTAAAAACGGGTTGGTGCCTGGGGTTAGGTAATCACCCCGTAAAGTCTGGCCCAACATATTGCGGCCCTGACCAGTGGCATAACCTTCCGGCCCACCGCCAAAAACGGATGTTGCACCGCCAATAGCTTGCTGTAATGGCCCCTCTATCATTGGTGCTGGGCCTCTCGTAACGCTTTCGGTGTTTCCTATATCTGTTCGCGGTGAAGTAGAACTACTGCTCATAATGTTTTCTCACAAATAAATAAATTTAACTCGTCTTTACCAGTAATCTCATATCCTAAGACTCTCGACCATCCTTTCCTGCCGTGAATCTTCATTTTTGTGCATCCCATAGATTTTGCCCATTCTTCAATATCTGGCAATACACCTAACCACTCTTGCATATGAGAGCCGGATAAAACTGCCATATAACAGGACTCAACGGTTAATTGGGTGATTAGAACTGCTTTTAGCTCTGGGTTTTGCCAAGTCCATAATTGGAATAGCTCATGGCGTAACCCGTCATAAATGTCTTGTTTTGTAAATATCGAGCCACGGTCTAATGCCCTTTGTATAAAAGGCTCTACCGCGTCCCAG